CCACTTGTAAGAACCGTCGGGCTGCAAAACCCTGTCGAGTGATGCACTCATGACAAGAGATGTAGCTACTCTCCTACTTTACTGGACTAAATAGATTCAGCTTCGGTTGCGTTAGGTAGAACTTCGCCTTGCACCAGAATTTGGCGGAATTCGTCGCGATCCAGTACACCCTGGCCGAACAATGCGTTCAACGCAGTGATGTCTTGGCCGATCAGGCGGTCCATGTCGAAGTCGCGGCTGATCTTGACTTCGGGTGGCTCCAGCTGCAGGTAGTCGGCGGCCAGATTAAAGCTCTTTTGCAGGCTCTGTTCGAGGTCCATTGAGACCATCGACATCATGGAGTTGGTGTCAACGCGGTCGAGGCGGCGGGCATCCGCAGATTCGGCAACAAATTTCTGCTGGCTCAGGGTGCTAATACCCAGAGTCGCCATTTGCTGCTGGAGTTCCTTGATTTCGCTGCTCTGGGCTTCAAATGCGCTAGATGCAGGCTCCACGTAATAGACCTTGTTGCCTGGTTGGGTGGCCATTGCGTAGTTCACGCTGATGGCCATGTCCTTGGTTTGGTCGTCCCAGCCCTCAAGGACGAGCATGGGTTGGGAGGCGATGTGGAGACTGTGGATTAGGTCGGCTTGGCGCTGGAAGTGGGCCAAGTTCAAGTACGCAATGTCCAGCAGCGGAGGCTTGCTGGTCATCGTGTCCGTCTTGTTCGAATACAGCGTGACCAGCGGGATTTGGCCCAGGCTGTAGTCGCCTTCTTCCACAAGCTCGAAGTCGGAGCTGCTGCTCGTGGTGTCAAAGGAGTTGGGGTAAGGGAAGCCGCCGACGGTCTCTTTCTTGGTTTCTGTCTGGCGGAAAATGCGATAGCGGCCTGGTTCGATGACGCGGACTTGCTCGAATAGCTTTTCGCCGAAGTCGCCGTCGGGCACCACTGCTTTTTCCGCGATGCGAACCTGGATCAGGTTGCCGTAGTTGACCTCGCGGTCCAAGCGCCAGCCATAAATGTTGGTGGGGTCAACCTCGATCCAGTAGGGGCGGCGGTTGAGGGCGCGTTCTTCGGCGAGGCTGCGGGCGTCGGTAGGGGCAGGGAAATCGACCAGCGTATGGCTGTGGCCGTAGGTCAGCGCACAGACCAAGGCGCGGCGGGCGTACTCGTCTAGGTCCGAGCCGCAGCCGTCAACGTCCTTGGAGAAAATGTCCGTCCAGTACGGGTCGCCGGTCAGCGTGATTGGCTTGCGCAAAATCAGGCCGGCGGCAGCCCGTATTAGACGCTGCGTGTAAGGAGAAAAAACGGCGCGGTTGACTCTTGCCAAATAAGCCGAATAGTCCTCCCGTGGCTCTAAAGGCAAGAAAGCCTCGCTTTTCTCGCGCAGATATTCCGTACCGTTCGTGACGGCCTTCATAATCTCCCAACCTTTCATCTGGTCCATCACCGCTTGGGTGCGGGTGAAGGGGTTGTCAGATCCGCCCATGTAGGTGGAACTGACAAGGTGGGTACGAATGCGACCGGGGACGGAATATGTCATGGGGTGACTCGATTAGTCGTCTTCGTCCTCAACTTCAATCATCACCTCAATACCAGCGGCTAGGCGCGTCATCAACGCACCAAAGTCCACTGGATCGGTCGGAGTCAGGAAAGTAAAGGTGGCTGAAGTCATGCGGGTCTCGGCGTCCACCTCAAGGTGAATACATCCACCAGGGCAGATACGAGTTCCCATGACTTCAGCCTCCAATCAACCTCATTCAAGGTTGCTGGTGATCGTGCCGCTCGTCACGAAGTTGCAGGTGGCAACCACCAGATCGCCCACGGTGGAGGCGATGTCCATGCTGGTGATGATTCCAGCGAAGCTGATGGAGTCGGTGCCGCTGGTACTGCCGGTCGTGAACAGCTCGAAGGTGGCGTCCGCGGTGTCGCCGGTGGTCACGATGTCCTCGATGAAACCGGATTGGCCGGTGGCGTCGGGGTCGTAAACCAGCTCGACGGTGCCGGAGCCCGAAACCAGGCTGCCAACAAAGGAGCGGAAGGTGTCGCCGTGGTCGGTGACATCCAGAGTGTCTTTGGTAATGTTCAGCGTCCAGCTCCGGGTGCCAACGATGGTTGCGTTGGTAGCGCCGGCGGCGTCGAACTGAACAGAACCTTCTTCGCCGCGAAGAATGGCCATGACTAGACAGGGGGAGGGTCTATATCCCGGAGTCTAACTCTTTAACTGTCGTAAATCACGGCAACATCTCGCCTAGCCGTGGTAACCAGTGACAATGTGTGGTGTTAAAGCAACGGTGCCAGATGAAATGGATGCGATGCGCATTCGAATCTTCGTGGCGGCCTTGCCGTCATAGAAATAGACGTATTGACCGGCTTCGTTGATGGTTTTGCTGGTGTCAACCGTGAACCAAGTGCCGTTGCCGTTGAAATTGGCCTCCAACGCAAGGGTGAAATTGGCAGAACTGGTGACGTTGGCAGCAAATGTGTACTGGCTGCAGTGGGCATGGACCTCAAACCAGTCGTTTACGGCACTCATTGAGTTGCCGGTGTGTTCGACCGTGTTGGTAAAGCGGTCGATTTGGGTTGTGCCGACATCGGCCATGACTATTTCCTCCGTTTTTTGGCGGTTTTGGCGGCCTGTTTGAAGGCTTTGGCAGTTGGGGCGCCCTTGGAGCCGGGTTTACGCATCTTTTCGCCCGAGCCAGCGGCAATCCGCTTGCGTTTGGCGTTGATATTTGCGTAAAGACCCTTTCTCTTGGGTGCCATGACTACTTTTTCCTCTTGGAGGCGGCTTTTTTCGCCTTGCGAGCTGTCTCATACGCAATAGCAGCGGCTTGTTTTTGGGAATAACCCTCCTTCACCAGCAGCCGAATGTTTTCGGAGATGGATTTTTGGGAATAGCCGCGCTTTAGAGGCATATAGCTCCAGCGATAGTCGTAGTTTAGTAAAGGCGGTAGGAAGTTTGACCCAGGGTGCCGATTTTTGCGAGGTTAAATTGTTGGAGGCAAAGGTAGCCGAAGGCGTCGAAGGCGTGGTCAACGCCAAGGTTTTTGTTGGGGAGGCCGGTGCCGGGGGCGTAGGTCAAAGTACGTAGAGATTTGATTAACTCCTTGCAGCGCGGGTGGATATAAGTGCGTCTTGCTCCAGTAGCGTCTAAGAGGGCGGTGTTGACGCAGGTGATTTTGTCGCGGATTTTCCAAGGGGAGCGGGGGCTGGAGACGTTAAAACCGCTGCGGCGCAAGATGTTGTGGTCCGTGAGGCCCACGCCGCTGGTTTTGCGGGCGCCGCCGGTGGGGTCCGGGCAGGCGATCACGCGGCGCTCCACGCCGAAGCGGCGGGTGACTTCTTCCGCAAAATCCCAGGTGGTGGCGCCACCCGTCAGCATGATTTCGTCGAAGACGTAGAGGGTGTCGTCCTTGCGGACGGCGCAGATGCCCGACATGGGATCGACGTTGAAGTCAACTCCAAGCAAGACGGGGAGGACGCTGATGTCTTCGGCTTCGGTGCTGATGTTGTCGTCGCCGAAACTGACCGCTACCAAGCCCGTTAGGTTCTCGAAGCTGGCTTCGAATTCTTGGCGGAAGGTGCGGGCGTCGAGTTGACCTCGGGCGGCTTCAATTTCCTCCGGTGGGACGTTGTCGCCGTCAATAGTCGTGAATTGCCACCGGCTCCAGTCGTCGTCTCCGCTGTTGGCGTACTGCCAGAGTTCGTAGAACCAGCTGGCCGTGCCGTCGGGGGTGGAGATGAATAAGGCCCAGCCCTGTTTGTCGGCGAGGGCGGGGCGGATGACCTCGAACCAGACCTCGCTGGACATGAAGGCGGCTTCGTCCAGCACCACGCCAGCCAGACTTCGGCCACGGAGGGCCATGGCGTTTTCAGTGCCCTTCAGTTCGATCGTCGAGCCGTTCACTAGCTCGATCTTTAGGTCCGTCTCGTTTTTGCTCTTGATCCAGGCTTTCGGGACCAGCTTTTTCATTACCTTCCAGGCAATGTCCTTCGCCATTCGGTAGGTCGGGGCGGCGTAGAAGAAGGTTTCGCCCGGACGTTCTATTGCTCCACGCAACAGCTCGATGCAGGAGAGGTATGACTTCCCGAAACGTCTACCTGCTACTAGGACGCGGAAGCGTTTACGACTACTAAATACTTGGCCTTGGGCATATCGGAGAGACAATGCCCCAGCTGTTTGGGTCATTCTGTAGTAGACGGGTACCTTCTAGGGTATTACAGGATTTTCGACCCCTCCCCCCTGTAGTACAGAAGAAAGAATTGCGGATATATCAGTAGGTTCCCAGGGATTTGCAACACCGCTCACAATTGCGAACCCGCCCCCCGGGAAAGAGAACGGTTCTCAGTCCCGGGCTATAAAGGCGCGGCGCTCAGCGGTTGTGATCCAGCCAGAGCAGAGCAGCACCGTGCACGCCCATCAACAGTGAGGCAGGCAGCGCAGTTGAGCAGGCAGCGCCAGCGAACAGAAGGAAAGCAGCGGTCTTGAGCATTGGGAAGCGTGGTGAGCTTGCCCTTAGTGTATCACAGAATCAGCCAGACCGCGAGCGGGTAGGTGATCCAGTCGCAACGGCTACTAGGTGGTAGTGGTTCGGGTGTACTACTACCCGTTGCGTTTGTCGTCGATCGTGATCTGAAGCTGAGGCGCGGCTGCGGCCTGATTCTCCGCCGATCCCTCGCCTAGGCCACGCGCCAGCGAGTCGAGCACGTGCGCGGCCACTTGATAGTTGTGACGCTTGAGGCAACGACGCACCAGGCTGAGGCGGCTGGCCGTGATTTGCTTCAACAAATCTTCTCTCGCGTCGGTTTGCTCCGTTCGGAGTAGCTCCTGCGCCTTTGAGATATCGGAGTCAGCGGTACGAATCGACACCCCGAAGCGATCTGCGATGCGCTGGGAGTTGCTCCTGCGAGTGTCTCCCTCAAGCAGCAGGGAGTAAGCGAAGTTGACCCTTTCCTCAACGCGCTCCGCGGAACCCTTGCCACCGCGCCAGCGCTTAAGCGGATCATTGGCCACGGTGGTTGGCTTTTGTACCTCTTGGCCGTCAACTTCCGCCACGGTTCCGGTTACTAACTGTCTCGCCCTATGTTAATGTCTCGCGCACTAAAAAGCCCCAGCGCAACGGCCAGGGCTCGGGTTGGTGTGATGCTGGCAGGTTAGGTCAAACGTTGCGAAAGACAGCCCATTGGCAGCCATTGATCCGCTCCAGCCAATAGCCATCTCCCAGCTCCAGCTCGCGCCAGGCAAGCTCCCAGTCGATGCAAGTGTGCGGCCATTGAGCCGTTGTCTGGATGCTGCCTAGGTCTTCCGCCAGTTGGGCAGCGTAGTCTGCTCCAGCTTCTGTGGCGTTGTAACCTTCGGCCTCTCCTTGGTAGTAGTCTTCGAAGTTATCAACGTCGATGCCGCCAGCCATCAGCGAGCGGATAACACCGGCCAGGGCAGCAGAGTCTGAGTCAGCAGCCCAGCCGCAGTGCTCCAGCAGATCGGCCCACTCCTGCTCCAGCCAGAAGCCGAAACAAGCGCCATCACCTTCTGAAGCGCCGAAATAAAAGCCGTCAGGTGCAAGCTCACCTAAGCGATCAAACGCCCATTGGGTAGCAAGGTCCCAAGCATCGCAGGACTCGGGAGCAGTAAGGTCGGAAGCGTAGGCCGCGCATTGCTGGAGATCGGATCGGAAGGGCTCCGGCACGTCTTTCCCCAGCTGGTCAAACGCGCCTAAGTAGGCATCAGCCAGGTGATCGACGCGCAGAGTGTCACTACTGACAATCCAAGGGAAAGCGCCTAGTTGGTCTTGCGTGTAGGTGGCCATTGGTAGCTATGGGTGAGCTTGTGTGAAACACTAGAACGGGAACCGGCCAGCCGTCAAGCCAGCGCGGGGATCGGGTTAAGGTGCGCGTCGATATCATCCCGGAAGCGC